ACGAGAGGCGACATAACGTCCACTCTCATAGCGCCAGAACTCCTCCTGGATGCGCTTAATCATCGCTGGCGTGTCATAAACCTTCACCAGCTCCCGTACAGCTCTCGGTTCTCCGTCGCGCAGCACATGGACGATGGCTGCCATCTTGCCGACGTTAAAGTCCATGCCGATATACAGTGGTTCGCCTGCCTGCTCCTCATCGGTACAGCCGTTAAGCTGGCGATCGAACTGGTGATAGATGGTGCCACTGGTCAGGTTGGTGAATTTCCCACGCAAATACGCCTTAATCAGTTCTGGCGGATAGGAATCCATCAGCGACGGGATGTAATCGTGCGGAAGGTTAGCCTCATTATCGAATGTCGAGGCCTGAATCAGGCCGTACAGCGTCGCCAGTTCCGGTTTATCGCGCACAGCTTTAACAAACTGCTGGTAGACGAACTTGAAGCCCTCCGGCGTTGTAGTCACATCAATGCCGTTACGCAGGCCGTCCACCTTGTAACGCATACGGGCGATGATTTTTCGCCATGCCTGCTGCGCTTTAGCGGCAGCCATAACGTCCAGCTCATCAACCATCGCGTTGCCGATTTTGAAGCCGACTATCGATCCGGGTTTTTCCATCGAGCGGCAAATCGTCGTACCGCGATACTGGCGTCCAGCGTAGAAGTGAACCTCTTTGTTCCCCTCGTTGATTTTGACGTTCATTCCCCAGTCGAAAGCCACCTCTTCCACTGTCGGGTAGAAGATGTCACGGATCTGCGGATAGGTCGGCGCGAAGTAGCCCTGGTTGATTTTGGGGAACTCCCACATCCCCTTGCAGATGCCGCCGCAACCAACCCACGTCTTACCGGAACCGAACCCGGCAACGTAGGCCTTAAACTTATGCGGCATTGCGAGGAAGCGCGCCTGGGGAACGTTAAGCGTCGGCGCTATCATCACGAACCCTCGCGTCTACCACGTTAATGTTGATTGCAACTGGTGCCGGAATATCATCATCAGGATCGGCTGCCAGCTCTTTGCGGAGTTTTTCCACCTCCAGCTGCCGACGCTCGATTTCAATCTGCTGCAGACGCTGCGCAAACTCGCTATCAACCAAGCCAAGCCGCTTCATCACGGCTTCATACATGCGCTCGCGGCTAATGGCTGTAATCTCAACGCCATTCTTACCCAGCTTCACGCCGGAATAAGCCAGGGCAGCATCAGGGGGAAGCTTTCGGGTGTCAGCGAAGTATAGCTGCCCTATTCCGTCGCCATTACAGCGTGGGCAGTCAGGGTTAGGCTCGCGATTGTGGTCATAGCCATAACCGCCAGGATCCTCAGGAAGTTTAACGCCCTCTTTGCCTTCAACCTTTGCCAGCGCCTCTTCAAACTCAACATCGTCGCGCCACTGGTAGTAATGACCATGACCCCAGCAATAACGGCAGGCGCCGCGACGATACTGTGAAAGCTGGTTTGCATCGAAGGTGGCGAGTTGCCACATCTGGGAGAGAACTTCATCGGCACTACCAAGCGTGCGCTCAATGGACGCTTTCTGCTGCTGCGCAATAGCCTGAGCCACACTAACTTTTGCTAACAGCCTCGCACCCTGCTCATTGGCTGTTTTTTTGCTGTACCCCGCCCGGATAGCTGCCTGTGTGGCATTGCGATCCTTAAGGTATTCTGCGACGAAAAGTCTTTGCTGGGCCGTCAGGCCATCATCATCCACTAGCTCATCTGCGCATTTTTCCTTTTGCGCAGTGCGCACTTTCCTCTGCGCAGTATTTTGCGGATTTTGCGCAGTAGGCTTTTTGATGTATCGGCGTGCGGTAGCGTAGTTTAGTCCCTGCGCTTCACACCAGTCCTTCGGTGAGACGCCTGTTGCGGTATGGTCGGACAGGAACCGTTGCTGAAGCACGCCCCAGTCCGGTTTTGCCATGGTCATATTCCTTTTGTTATAGCCATTAAAAAAGCCACCCTGAGGTGGCCTTTGTGATGGCAATAAAAGGGCCGCCTTAGCAACCCCTTCTTTGAAGATATGATTATAGAAGTTTAATTTTCACGTCATAACCTTCCAGACCTGTCATCGCTTCACGAGCAACAAACTGAATGTCAGAGACTTCTTTTCCTGTTTTTTTTCTTAACTCTGAAATTTTTTTTGTGATCAAAGCGGAAATTTCTTCCTCGGCCTTTTGTGTCAGTGACCTGCTCCCCGTTGATTAGTACACCCCGATGTTAGTAATGTCTTCATAAGCCACATGAGGACATCCCCATGAAGAAGCGTTTTTCCGACGAACAGATCATCAGTATTCTCCGCGAAGCCGAAGCTGGGGTACCCGCCCGTGAACTCTGCCGCAAGCATGCCATTTCCGATGCCACGTTTTACACCTGGCGTAAGAAGTATGGCGGTATGGAGGTGCCTGAAGTTAAGCGCCTGAAGTCGCTTGAGGAAGAGAACGCCAGACTCAAGAAGCTGCTTGCCGAAGCCATGCTGGATAAAGAGGCGCTTCAGGTGGCTCTTGGGCGAAAGTACTGACGACAGACCAGAAGCGGGAAGCCGTGATGTTGATGTGTGATGCGACCGGTCTGTCGCAACGTCGTGCCTGCAGGCTTACAGGTTTATCCCTGTCGACCTGCCGCTATGAGGCTCACCGTCCGGCTGCTGATGCGCATTTATCAGGGCGCATCACTGAGCTGGCACTGGAGCGCAGGCGTTTTGGCTACCGTCGTATTTGGCAGTTGCTGCGCCGTGAAGGGCTTCATGTTAATCATAAGCGCGTGTACCGGCTTTATCACCTCAGTGGCCTGGGCGTAAAACGCAGAAGACGTCGTAAAGGGCTGGCAACAGAACGTCTGCCGCTGCTCCGTCCGGCGGCGCCCAATCTGACCTGGTCGATGGATTTCGTCATGGACGCACTTTCCACCGGTCGCAGGATCAAGTGTCTTACCTGCGTCGATGATTTCACAAAGGAATGCCTGACGGTCACTGTTGCCTTTGGGATTTCAGGCGTTCAGGTCACGCGTATTCTGGACAGCATTGCACTGTTTCGCGGCTATCCGGCGACGATAAGAACGGACCAGGGGCCGGAGTTTACCTGCAGAGCACTTGACCAGTGGGCTTATGAGCATGGGGTGGAGCTGCGGCTTATCCAGCCGGGCAAGCCAACACAGAACGGATTTATTGAAAGTTTTAACGGACGATTCAGGGATGAGTGCCTCAATGAGCACTGGTTCAGCGATATAGTTCATGCCAGGAAAATTATTAATGACTGGCGGCAGGATTATAACGAATGCCGCCCGCACTCCACGCTGAATTATCAGACGCCGTCTGAATTTGCAGCGGGCTGGAGAAAGGGTCATTCTGAGAGTGAAGGATCCGACATTACTAACTGAGTGTTGTATCTAATCGTGGGGGCAGGTCAATAGCATCCGCAAGAGAGCTGGGTACTATGCAGTTTTTCACCATTCCTCATCGTTGCGCGCGCTCGTATCCCCGCCACGCCTGCCCGCTTTAGGTAGCGGTTTTCATGCAGGCGCATGACATAAGCAAAAGCCCGCCAGTTCTGGCGGGCCTAAGCAAAAACGATCCTTAAACGATCATGCGATTTCATGCAGCATAGTCATGCACTGCCAGAGTTTTCTATCTTCACTGGTTCGGGTGTGGAGAAGTCTTCGAAAGATTTATAGGTTTCAGTATCGAAAATTGAAATACTTTCAACCTGTTCCATAGGGATTACATGCCTAAAATGCTTGAGATTCAATGGTGATGAATCTGCTGTAATGTTCTTGCTGAGATAAAGTTCATAGTAACGATGCTGCTCATGGTAGCGCAGCGTATCTTTATCGCGATATCCGCTAATGTATGGTATGAGAGCAAGGTGCTGAGTTTCCTGATGCTCCATCCGGGGGGCGGCAACATAACCAATGTAAACTTTTCTGGACTTAAGGGTGACAAAGATAAGTTTACCTTCATCAATGGCCTGCACAAGCAGGGACTCAATCCCATCTTGGGCAGCCATCTCGCGATACGCAGTCTGCCTTATTTCTTCATTTTCAAGTGCTTTGCGTGCATTGTTGCCTTGGTCATAAGCAATAAACACAGCGAGAACCATGGACAAAACAAAGAACAGCGGATAAGACATTACCTTTATATCTGTAAGCCATGAATAAAAATCTGCATGGAACTTAGGCCATATGAAGCCGAGAATATTGATAACTGTGCTTAGGATTAACAGAGCAATGAAGGTAATTGCTACCAGAGTAAAGCCCTGTATGGCAAACTTGCAGCCATGCATGGCTACATAAAAATATGAATTCCAACCGTTACTTCTTGCTTGCCGGATGCGGGACTGGTAGTGATTTTCCGTGTACCAGAACCCGCATACCAAGACGACCATGATAACTAAAGGCCCCATTCCTCATCCTTGTCTTTTAGCAGCCAACTCTTCCATTCTGGCGCGCATTGATTCTCGCACCTGTTTATTATTCATGTTTAAAGTCGCAGCACCGTTAGCATCTGTAATAATCTTACTATTATCAGACTGTTGCACGTCCTGACGAATAACATCCTGCATAATTCTACCGGGAGCCGAGAGAACTTTACGAAGAAGTTCAGACATAACACCTCCTAATGCCTCAGACGCCACAGAGTATGGCGCGTGGAATTTGATACCTTCTAATTATAAGACAACAAAAATGTGAACCTATTCTAAGAGTGCTACGTATTAACCTATTTACGTACCGATCTGCAATCAATTTATCCACTGCTAACGCCTCGCATGCTCGTTGTTCAACCTTGCGGATGCCAGAACAACGTTCCGACATCCACAACGTTAGCTAGTGCAACCAGCTGTCGTCTTCCCAGACCTGCTGCAGAATTTCCATTACACGTTCCTTATCTTCAGCCTGTTTTACCCCACTAAGTTCAATGCCATTGGCACTACCTTTGCGGATTCGGATAGCTGTTTTTGGGTAGAGGGGGCGCAAGTTTCGGTAAAGCTCGGATTCAAGTGCTTCTAACAGCGCCTGGCTAATTATCTGCTCTTTATCGATCATTATTTCAATGCGCATAGATTTTTCCCTAACTGGTAACGTCCATTGTGCGGCTGTATTCATGGTTGCGAATTTTCGCCATCAGCTCGTCAGTCAGCTCAGAAACCCACTGGATAGCCAGCCGCTTTTCTTCGTCGCTGCACTCACTTGCCGCTACCAGCTTTATGAAAAAATCAATGC